CCCTCGCTGAGACATACGAGGAGGCAGGCGAAACCGTTGACGCCTACAACCTTGGGCTCAGGCGGGAAGCTATGCCGGCTGTCCCTGACGACGTGCTGCTTATTGTTAAAGGGGCCGACGTACAGGACGCGAGAATTGAGGTTAGCACGGTGGGCATCGGTAAAGATGACGAGCTATGGGTGCTTGAGCACGAGACATTCTATGGCGACCCCTCTACCCCGCAGCTATGGCAAGCAGTTGAAAGCGACCTGTTCAAAACTTACACAACCGAAACCGGGCGTGAGATGCGTGCGCGCGCGACCTGCGTCGACAGTGGCGGTCACTTTACAAACAGCGTCTATCAGTTTTGCAAGCGCCACTATGGAAACCGGGTATTCGCTATAAAGGGCCGCGGTGGTGAAGGTGTCCCTATGGCTGGCCGCCCATCTAAAAACAACGTCGCTAAATGCCCGCTTTTCCCTGTGGGGGTCGACACTATTAAGCAGCTTATCTTTAGCCGGGCTCAGATTACCGAAGAAGGCCCGGGCTATATGCACTTTAGCGACGTCCTAGACGATGAATACTTTCGCCAGCTAACAGCAGAAAAGCTGGTCACTAAATACCACAAAGGGTTCCAACGTCGGTCCTTCGAAAAAATTCGACCCCGGAACGAGGCCCTTGATTGTCTTGTGTACGCACTGGCGGCTTATGCTATTGTTAATGTCAACGTCAATACGCTGGCCGCTCGTCTGGCCTCAAATACTGAGGACGCGAAAAAAGTGGAACAGCCTGCGCAGCAACCTCGCCCATTCATTGGCCGCCCACGCAGCGGCTTCGTTAATTCCTGGCGGTAGATATGGCGAACCTTTTTGATGTGAGCGAAGCCCCTACAACTGAACCCGCCGAAATAGTCGTCGGGGACTTTATCCAGTGGAAGCGTACCGACATTGCGGATACCTACCCCACTAGCGAAGGCTATACCGCTGAATACGTCGCGCGTATAACCGGCGGTGGTGCTACGGAAATTAAGCTGTCGCAGGCGGCAGGGTCGACTGACGACTATTACCTGTTCACTGTTAGCAGCGTTACCAGCGCCGAATTCGTTCCTGGCCTGTATCACTGGCAGTTGGAAATTACGCAAACCAGCAGCGGGAACCGCGTCGTTGTCGACATTGGGGATTTTGAAGCCATCCCCGATATGGACAGCAATCAGGCCGACCCGCGCATCCATGCCGAAATCATGGTCGCCAAAATTGAAACGATCCTAGAAGGCAAGGCCGACTCAGACGTTTCAAGCTATAGCATTGCCGGGCGCAGCCTTACCAAAATGAGCTTTCAGGAATTGGTCGACCATCGGGACTATTACCGGCGCGAAGTTATTTCCCATAAAAACGCTGAGCTGGTGAAGCGGGGTAAGAAAAACGGCGCCACAGTTGAAGTGAGGTTTGGCTAATGGGCATTTTTGACCAGCTTTTTGGAAAGCGGGAAAAAGTATCTAAGCCCGTTTATAGCCAGCGCCAGTATGCCGCGGCGCAAGCTGGCCGCCTGTTTGCTGACTTTAACGGTTCTGAACGGAGCGCCGACTCTGAGTTGCGCCCGGTTATCAACCGGATGCGGGCCCGCAGTCGTGACCTTGCCCGAAATAACGAATACGCTAAGCGTTACTTGTCCCTGCTCAAGACCAACGTGGTCGGAGAGCGCGGCTATACCTTGCAAGTCAAAGCTATGGACACAGTCGGTCGCTTAGATCAGGCGGGCAACAGTGCAGCCGAAAAAGCGTTTCGGGCCTGGGGGCGTACTGGCCGGCCTACGGTGGACGGCCGCATGTCTTGGGTGGATGTGCAGAAACTAGCCATTGAAAGCCTTGCCCGGGACGGCGAGGTGATCCTGATTAAGCACCGCAGCGCCAAGTTCCACGACAGCTATGCGCTTCAGTTTATCGAGCCCGATATGCTGGACGATCAAAAGAACGAGCATCTACCTAACGGAAACGAAATCCGCATGGGGGTAGAGCTTGACCCGTTCGGCCGACCCGTTGCCTACCATTTCTTGACCTATCATCCTGGCGATTACGACTTCAGCAACTACAACGCGACCAAGAAGCATAAGCGCGTCCCTGCTGACCAAGTTATCCATGCGTTCCTGCCTTTACGGGCTGGACAGACCCGCGGCGAGCCCTGGCTGTCCCCGGCTATCCCTGCGCTAAAACAGCTTGGCGCGTTTAGGGAAGCGGCTGTAATTAACGCCCGTATCGGCGCTAGCAAAATGGGCTTTATCACTACGCCGGCTGGCGACGGGTTTATGGCTGACGATATGGTAGACGGCACGCCTACTATCCAGGCGGATCCGGGTACGTTCCATGTCCTGGCGCGCGGGCAAACGGTTGAGAAGTTTGACACCGCGTTTCCTAGCAATGAGTTTGACCCGTTCCATAAGGCGGTTCTGCGGGGTGTAGCGTCTGGGCTAGGTGTTAGCTATACCAGCTTGGCAAATGACCTTGAGGCCACCAGCTATAGCAGCATTCGGCAGGGTGCGCTTGAGGACCGGGACAACTACAAAATAATCCAGCGCTTTATGCTGGACCACGTCATTGTGCCGGCTTATGAGGGCTGGCTAGCGGCTGCCATGGAGCTTAATAGCTTTGGCATTCCTGTCCGCCAGTACGAGCGCTTCCTTGATGCTAGCGAGTTCCGTGCGCGCGGCTGGTCCTGGGTCGACCCGCAGAAAGAAATGAGCGCAGCAGTTACCGGCATGAAAGCCGGCGTTCTTAGCCTGCAAGACGTTGCTGCCCAGTATGGCAAGGACGTTGAGGAGCTACTTGCGCAAATCCAGCGCGACAAGGCGCTTATGGACGAGTTTGGTATTAAGTACGCCCTTGAGCCGTATGGCGCTCAGCAAATGCCGGTCGCGCCAATTATTGACGAGGAAACCGGCGAAGTAATGCCAATGGCTAATCCGCAGGCAGCGCCAGCAGCGGACCCGTCCCCGCAAGCCGAGGACCAAGGTATCCAGGCCCCCGACAAACTTATGAACGGCGCGCAGGTGGCGTCTATTATTGAAGTCGTTACGGCATACAGCACCGGGATTATCGGGCTGGAGTCGGCGGTGGAGATTCTTATTGTCGGCTTTGGTGTTGCTGAGGATAAGGCGAAGAAGATCGTGGGCGGCGCAGCCCAAGGGGTCGCAAATGCCGAAGTATAAAGGCGTCGACATTGACACCAGCCCAACTGAGGGCATGGTGACAGAGGCTAAGCGCGCGCTTGCCTGGCGGGAGGAGTTTGGTCGCGGCGGTACGGAAGTCGGCGTGGCCCGCGCCCGCGATATTGTTAATGGCCGCAATCTAAGCCTGGACACTGTAAAGCGCATGGCGTCCTATTTTGCGCGACACGAAGTGGATAAGCAGGCAGAAGGGTTTAGCCCTGGCGAAGATGGCTACCCATCGGCAGGGCGCGTAGCCTGGGGGCTTTGGGGGGGATCGCCGGGCCAGACCTTTGCAAACAAAATTGTCGACCGCATGGACCGGATTGACGAGGACGAGCGCAGCTTAGAAATGGAGCGCCCCTATCCTAACGAGCACGCGGCCCGTATTAAGGACCCTGAACAGTATCAAGGCTTCCGCCGGATGAACGATGAACTGGGCGCCGGCATTGATATAATTTTAGGGCTTAAGGACGGAACGTCTGAGATTCAAAGCATTCGCTTCGATGCTGAGCGGTTTACAGCAGAGGAAGCTAGGCAATGGCTGTCGGACAATGGCTACGAGCCCTTGCTCTTTGAGCCAGCACTGGAGGAACGAGCCATGGAGCCCGTCGATCAAGTTGAAGAAGTAAAAGTGGAAACGGTTGAGGCTGAGCAGCCCGAAGCCGTTGAGCCTGAAATTGTTGAGGAGCGGAAGGCTGAGGTAGAAATTACTCACCGCTCCCAAGATATGGAAGCCCGCGCTATCGACGAAGATTCGCGCCGCATCCGTATGAGCATTAGTAGTGAAACGCCTGTCATGCGGAGCTTCGGCGCCGAGGTTTTGGAGCATAGTAAAGACGCCATTGACCTGTCGTTTATTGCGTCAGGCCGCGCACCATTGCTCCTCGACCACGACCCGTCTGCCCAAATAGGCGTGCTGGAATCTGTCGAGCTTGACCCGGAAACGCGGCGACTCCGCGCTGTAGCCCGTCTTGGAAAAGGCGCGCTCGCACGGGAAGCGTTCGACGATATTGTCGACGGTATTAAGTCAAATATCAGCATTGGCTATGCCATCGACAAAATGGAGCGGAAGGACGGCGACACCTATGTCGCTAAGTCTTGGAAGCCCCTTGAGGCCAGTCTTGTAAGCCTGCCAGCGGACCAGAGTGACATCGGGATCGGTCGCAGCGCGCAAGCTCCTCGCGTCACCGTAACGTCAAACCAAAAGGAGATTGCCATGAGCGATCAAATTGATGTGGCGGCAATCGAGGCGCAAGCCCGTAAAGCTGCCGAAAAGAACGCTGCCCAAATTGTAGAGCTTGGCCAGCGTCATAACCAAAGCGCCCTTGCACAGAAGGCAATCGCGGAAGGTCGCAGCATCGAGGAGTTCCGTGGCGAACTGCTTGAGGTTGTGGGCTCGCAGCGTGCGCTGGAGTCGCAGGACATCGGCATGACCGACAAAGAGGTGAAGCGTTTCTCTTTGCTGCGTGCTGCTAACGCGCTTTTCAACCCGACGGATCGTCGCGCTCAAGAAGCTGCTGCTTTTGAGTACGAGTGCTCTGCCGCTGCTTCTAAGCAGTATGGCCGCGCCTCGCAAGGCATCATGCTTCCCGCCGACGTGCTGCGTAACTGGAAGCGGGACCTTAATACGTCCGACGATTCCAACGTTCTGGGCACGGACTTCCGCGGGGGCGAATTCATTGACGTCCTCCGGAACCAATCGTCCGTCATGGCCGCAGGCGCGCGTATTCTTAACGGCCTGCAAAACGACGTGTCGATCCCCAAGAAGGCAACCGCTGCTTCTGCAACGTGGATTAGCGCGGAAGGTGGCGACGCCACTGCCTCCGAGCCGACCTTTGGTAGCGTGACCCTGTCCCCCAAGGACCTTGCGGTCATGACCCAAGTGACGCGTCGCATGATTCAGCAGTCGACCCTGGATATTGAAGCACTTATCCGCGACGACATTGCTGAGGCCATTGCCCTTGGTCTGGACCTTGCTGCCCTTGCTGGCACCGGTTCTAGCGGCCAGCCGACGGGTATCAAGAACACGTCCGGCATCGGAACCGTGGACTTTGGTACTGCACCCGACACCGTGCCCACCTGGGCTCAGGTGATCGCAATGGAAACCGCTCTGGGTTCCGCGAACGCGCTGCAAGGCAACCTCGCGTATATCCTGCCGGCTTCCATGTACGGGGCACTTAAGAGTGTCGAAAAAGCGGCGAATACCGCCCAGTTCGTGATTAGCCCCGATGGGACTATGAACGGCTACCGGACCATCGTGTCCAATCAGGTGTCGGCCGGCGATCTTTTCTTCGGCAACTTCAACGACGCCCTGGTAGGAATGTGGGGCGGCGTCGACCTGCTTCTGGACCCTTACACGAACAGCGCTTCTGGCACCGTTCGACTTCGCGCAATCAGCACGATGGACTTTGCGGTCCGTCACGCTGCTAGCTTCTGCCTTGGGAACGACGGCGGTAGCTAAGTGAAATAGGTGATGGCCCCCTTCGGGGGGCCTGATCCTTTGGAGAGATTATGCGCTACAAGGTTTTGCAAAGTTGCGTAGCTGGTGGTCGAGCCCGGCGCATGGGTTCAATTATTGAGCTAAGCGATTTAGAGGCACGGGACCTAATGTCCATTGGTCGGGTGGCACCTCACGACGAGCCCGCGCCTGACGAAAATAGGGCTTTGGGTTTTGACGAAGTGACCAAGCCGCGGCGACGCGCCCGGGCTAAAAAGGTCGAGGATTAAGCAATGCCTGTAGAAACAGCAGACGACCGCGCCTTGCTTCTTGCCGACTTTGGCGTAAGCGCGACCTTTACCCCTGCTGGGGGAACGGGTTCTGCTGTGACTGGCATTGTGGATAACGATTATGAAGCGGTAGATGCAGGGGGTAGCGTTAGCTTTGCAGTGACGCGCCCGCGGTTTGTCTGTCGCACTGCTGACATTACTGGCGCAGCTGAAGGGGACGCGCTGGCGATTGATGGCGTGACGTACACCATTCGGGTCGTTATGCCTGACGGCACTGGTATGACCGAGCTAATGCTGGAGAAGCCATAATGGCTCACGTCCGCAAGCTAATAAGGGACAATATTGAGACCGCGCTTACGGGGCTTGCTACTACCGGAAGCAACGTCTACCAGACGCGCGTTTACCCTTTGGCTGAGGACCGCCTTCCTGGCATTGCCATTTTTACGAAGTCGGAGACAACCGACTACGCTACGGTAAACCCGCCGCGGACGCAGATACGCACGCTGGTCGTAACCGTTGAGATTTATGTGAAGGGCGTCAGTAATTTTGACGACACGCTGGACGCTATTGCGGTCGAGGTAGAGGAAGCGCTTTATACTGACCGCACCCGCGGGGGGTATGCAAAGGACACGCGCATCATTAGCTTTGATGCTGACTTCAGTGGGGACGGGGACCAGCCGGTGGCGCAGGCTACGCTTGACGTCGAGTGCGAGTACACTACGCTAGAGAACAACGTGGAGGCCGCGGCATGAGCGAGCTAGTCCAAATTGAAAAGGACGGTCATATTATGTTCGTGACCGAGCACAAGTTTAATTTTCTCAAGGGTCGGGGCTGGAAGCTTGCCAAGAAGTCTAAGGCAGCAGCTAAACCTGAGCCTGAGTTTGTCGAAGCGCCCGATCCTGAGGAGGATGACTAATGGCGACTGTAACTGGCTCCAGCGGGAGCATTAAGGTCGCGACCAGTGGCGGCTCAGTCGCTGCGGTCGCTGAGGTTCGTTCGTTCACGCTTTCGCGTGCAGCTGACGCCATCGAAGATACGGTAATGGGTGACACCCACCGTACCTATAAGCAAGGCCAAGGCAGCGCCACGATGTCCGTGGACTGCTACTGGGACAGCAGCGACACCACTGGCCAGCTGGTCCTTGACGAGCGCGCGAGCATCGACTTTGAGCTTTACCCGGAAGGGACGAGTTCCGGTGCCGTGTACTACAGCGGGTCCGGTGTCGTTACTGCGTCTGACATTACGGCGTCTTTTGACGGCATGGTAGAAGCATCCTTTAGCGTGCAAGTTAGCGGTGCTCTAACTGAATCGACGGTGTCGTAACCATGGGAAAGGCGAGGGAGTTACGCAACCGCAGGACAGTAAAGCGGCATGAAATTCGTGTCGTGGATTGGCCGGAGGAGGACGGGTCCCCGTATGTAATGTGGGCCCGCCCTCTTACCTGCCATGAATACCGGGAGATTCAGAAAAAGTACCCTGATTTTCTGGAAACCCAAGACATAGCCGGCATGGTGGACTTGATCTGCATGAAGGCTGAGGACGCAAATGGCGACAAGCTATTTCCGCTGGCGGAAGATCGCCTTGACCTTATGGGCGAGGAGCTATTGGTAATTGGCAAAATCGCTGAGCAGCTAATGGGAACGGTGCAGTCTGCGGAGGTTGCTGAAAAAAACTCCTAAGCGATCCCATGCGCATGAACCTTATTGCGCTTGCGGATCGACTGCATAAGACAATCGAGGAGATTGAGCAAATCTCCGTAAGCGAGCTAAACGAGTGGCTTGCTTATTTTAAAATAGTGACGGACAGCGATGGCCAAAAGACCTGAAGTAAGCATAAAGCTAACCGCCGTCGACAAAACCGCTCAGGCGTTTAAGTCCGTTAACCGCAGCCTGGGGGCGGTGCGCAAGTCACTGCTTAACTTTAAGACCGGCATTGCTACTGCTGTCGGTGCTGGCGGCCTGGGGCTTATGGTTAAGGCGTCGCTTGACGCTACCGACGCCCTTGCCAAGACAGCAAACCGCATTGGGGTAACAACCCAAGAGCTCCAAAAGCTGCACCACGCCGCGACCATTACTGGCGTTGAAACAGCCACGATGAATATGGCGTTGCAACGCTTTATTCGTCGAACGGCTGAAGCTGCGCAGGGTACGGGCGAGGCCAAGGCCGCTCTTAAAGAGCTTGGCCTTAACGCTAGCCAACTGACAAAACTGCCCTTAGAGGAGCAAATGCTGGCGCTTGCTGACGCCTTTGCGGGCGCCGGCACGGACGCGGATCGCGTTCGCCTGGCAATGAAGCTTTTTGATAGCGAAGGTGTAGCGCTAGTCCAAACCCTTAAAGAGGGGCGCTCCGGCCTTAAGGGTATGTTTGAGGACGCCGAAACCCTTGGCATGGTGCTTAGCACCAGCGCCGTCAAAGGGGTGGAGGCTGCGAACGACAGCATGGCCCGGCTTGTGGGCGTAGGCAAAGGGTTTAGGGATCAGGTGGTCGCAGCACTGGCCCCTGGCCTAGAGGCCTTGACCACGCACTTCACAAACCTAATTGTCGAGCAGAGCGCAGCTAAAGGCGGCTTTGAGGCTTTAGCAAAGGCCGTAGCCGTCGACCTTATCGAAGGCATGAAAACGGCTGTCCTGGCGGGCGTTAATTTCTTTAATTTCTTTATCGAAAGCATCAACACCACGGCCCAAGCGTGGGCCAACTTTAAAAATATGTTTACGCTAGACGAGCGGTCTGGTGCGCAAGTGCTTCTGCAAAATTACGAAAAAAACCTAGCGGATTTATACGCGGAGCTAGAGAAGGCGCCCGATAAAGCGGACGGGCTGTTTGGGTTTTTGACCCGCACAAAAGCTGACGTTCAAGCAAACATCGACGCTTTAGAAGCGGAGATGGCCCGCTTGCGCCAAATTGCCAAGCCTGAGGATGGCGGCAACTTAATCGACTTAATCCCGACCGATGGCCTTACCGCTGCTTTTGATGCGTTGCTTGAGGGGCTTGCTAAGTCAAAAGACGCGGTTAATGAAGTTACCGAGCCGGCCGTCGCGGCCGTCGCGAAAATGCCGTCACTGTTTCAGCAGATGGGCATGGCCGCTGGCTTAGCATTTGAGGACATTGCGGAAGGCTTTGGGTCTATAGGCGAGCGCGGTAAAAAGATGGAGGCCGACTTTAAGAGCCTCGCGGAAAGCGGCATTGATAGCCTGACGAATGGGTTGGCCGCGGCTGTCGAAGGCACTAAGAGCCTTAAGGACGCTTTTGCGGATATGGCGCGCGGTATCGTCCAAGACTTAACAAAAATGCTCATCAAGTATTATTTGGTGCAGCCGCTGTTCAACGCTATCACCGGGGCCTTCCCAACCGGCCCTTCCCCGGCACCGTCGTCGCCTCCCACGCAAAACGCAATAGGCGGCCCGGTCCATAGGGGCAAGATGCACCTCGTTGGGGAGCGTGGGCCTGAGCTATTTGTGCCTTCCCGCAGCGGCAGCATTGTCCCTAACGACAAGCTAGGCGGCGGCAGTGTGATAGTACAGCAGACTATTAATGTCACGACGGGCGTGCAGCAGACGGTTCGTGCAGAAATTGCGAACCTTATGCCGCAAATACAGGCAGCAGCGAAAGCAGCGGTCGCGGAAAGCAGGATGCGCGGCGGTGCTTACTCGCGGGCAATGGTGGGCGCGTAAATGGCCGCAGACTTTTCCTTTCCAAGCGTCGGCATACAGTCGATGACCATGCGCCTGCGCTCAGCAACCGCAATGAGCAGCAGCCCCTTTACGTTTGACCAGCAGGTGTACGAGCACCCCGGCGTCCGGTGGGAAGCTGAAATTAAACTTCCGCCCTTAAAGCGCAGCGATGCGAAGGCGGTGGAGGCGTTCCTGGCGGGCCTAAGAGGCGTTAGCAAGACCTTTAGCCTAGGGAACCCCCTGCATACAACGACGGCCACAGGCAGCATTAGCGCTGTCACAGCAAACAGCACCAGCGCGACGGGCAGCTTTAGCAACGTAGACCCTGGGGATTATTTCCAGCTAGGCGACCACCTCTACATTGTGACGGCTGTGACCAGCGGCACGGCTATTACGATTATGCCGCCAGCGCGTCAAACCATTAGCACGAGCACGGCGCTCGACTTTACTTTGCCTAAAGGCATTTGGCGTCTAGCGTCTAATGAGATTGACTGGAACATTGACCAAGCTAGTTTTTATGGGTTTACCTTTGCTTGCGTGGAGGCGCTATGAGCCGTGGCCTTTCAACTGAAATGCAAGCAGTTGCGGCCGCGGAGGTTGTCCGCCCTGTGCTGCTTGTGGAGGCGGCTTTTGATTCGGGCAACGTAAACCTCTGGAACGGCATTGGGGACCTTACCTATAGCTCAACGACCTATATTGGCGCCGGCAACCTTCTGAGCGTCGGGGCCATTGAGGAAAGCAGCGACCTCGTGGCCAATGGTGCGAAGGTAGTTTTGTCTGGCATTGGTGAGCCGCTTATCAGCAAGGCCCGGGACGAGAAGTACCAGGGGCGGCAGCTGGACATTTACCTGGGCGCAATGAACGAAAACGGGTCTGTAATTAGCAGCCCCGTCAAAATCTTTAGCGGCTTTATGGACGTTATGGTTATTAGCGACTCAGGGCAGTCCGCCGAAATTGCTATTAGCGTTGAGAACCGGCTTATCGAATTTGAGCGCACGCGCGTTCGCCGTAACACCGCAGAGGACCAGAAGATCGACTACCCCAATGACAAGGGGTTTGAGTTCGTGACGGAGATACAGGAAAAGGATATTGTCTGGGGGCGCACCGTTGCCCGCGGCAGTACAGGCGGGCGCGACGTTGACGCGGAAGGAGTTTCGACAGACTTAAAATTGAGGTGAGGGCATGGTTACAGTTCAGCACGAGGCTTATGAAAGCATTAAAGACGAAATAAAAGACCTACTGGCTGAACACTGGCGCGAGATTGCCCTTTATCAAGACCGCATTGCCCTTAATCCAAACTGGAAAGAATACGCCCGCCTCGCCGCTGCCCACGCCCTGCGGTGCTATACCGTTCGCAGCGACGGCCTTTTGGTCGGGTATTTTGTCCTCGTCGTATCAACTAGCCTGCACTATAGCGACCACCTGTTTGCGACCAATGACGTCATTTATATCAAGCCAGAACATCGCAAGGGCACCACAGGCTGGCGCCTGATAAAATTTGCAGAGCAACAGTTGCGCGCCGAAGGGGTGTCCCTAATGACGGTGAACACCAAAGTCCACGCGCCTTTCGATCCACTGATGGAGCGGCTCGACTTCGACTATATTGAGCGGCTCTACGCAAAATGTCTTAGGGGTTAGCCATGGCCGTTTCAGTTGTCGCAGGTTTAGCCGCTGCCGGTAGTGCCGCGGTCGGTGGAGCAGTCCTGGCGGGCGCTGTAAGTGGTTTAGCTATCGGGTGGGGTGTTGCTGCTGCGGCCTTTGCCATTGGCGCTGGCCTTAGCATGGTAGGTCGCGCCCTGGTTCCAAAACCTAAAATCAACACAGCGGCGTCACTTGCCGGCCTAACAACGACTGTCCGCGAACCTGCTACTAGCAAGAAGCTTATCTATGGCCGCACCCGTATCGGCGGCACTATCGTCTACGTCGACACAACTGGCACCGACAACGAATACCTGCACTTCGTCGTTGTCCTGGCGGGGCATGAAATTGACGCCTATGAGGCGGTCTACTTTAACGACGAGAAAGTGTGGCAGGGTACTTATCAAAGCGGCTGGGGCAGCTATGCCCGCATCAAGTTTTACAAAGGCGATCAGACCGCCGCGGACAGCGACCTCGTTTCCGAAAGCACGCCCTGGACCAGCAGCCATATCCTTAATGGCAACGCTTATATGTACGTCCGCCTTAAGTATGACGCGGACCAGTTCCCCAACGGCATCCCTAATATCAGCGCCATCGTCCGCGGAAAAAAGATTTACGACCCCCGGCAGGACAGCACCAGCACGCATTACGACGCCAGCGTTGGCGTCAATACGCACCGGGTAAATGACGCATCGACCTGGACCTGGAGCCAAAACCCGGCCCTAGCTGTGCGCGACTATTTGGTAGACACGCAGTACGGCTTAGGCGAAACGGCGGCCGCTATCAATAGTGCTGCCCTAGTAACGGCTGCGGATTACTGCGACGTCAATACGGACACCAATAGCGACCCTATTCCTTCGCTACAGATTAACGGCGTGGTCGATACGGCAAACAGCCGAAAAGAAAACATCGACAGTATGCTTTCCGCCATGGGCGGGATGCTTGTCTATAGCGGCGGGCAGTATTACGTCCGTGCGGCGCAGTACCTAACGCCCAGCGTGACGGTCGACGAAACAATGATGGTCGGCCAGATTCAGGTGCAAACCCGGCAGTCGCGGCGCAGCCAGTACAACGGAGTCAAAGGGGTTTTTCTTTCTAAGGAAAAAAACTACGTCGTTGCAGATTACCCGGCGCAGATTAGCAGCACCTATGCCACGGACGACGGCGACCCTATCTACCTCGACATGCCTCTGCCCTTCGTTACTGATAACGAGCAGGCGCAGCGCCTAGCAAAGATTGGCCTACTTAAGTCCCGCCAGCAAACGGTCATCACCGTTCCGCTTAACCTGTCTGGTCTTAAGTTTAAGGCCGGGGACTTTATCTATATCGACAACGACAAACTTGGATGGGACGGCAAAGCCTTTGAGGTTTTGGACTACGGCATTGCGGTCGACAACGACGGGTCAATCCGCGTTGACGTGCGGTGCATTGAAACCGCGGCAAGCATTTATAACTGGCTATCTGATGACGCAGCTGACTTCCTAAGCGGCGGCGAGATTACCCTTTACGACGGCAAAACCACGCAACCCCCGACCAGCCTAACGGCTACGGAAAGCACGCGCATTAATTCTGACGGTGCAGTTATCCCAACTATTGAGCTTGGGTGGACCGCTGCTGCCGATGCGTTTGTCGATCATTACGAAGTCGAGTGGAAGCAAAGCACCGCCTCAACCTATAAGACGGTCAACACCGTAGGGTCGGAATACGAAATCCCTGTGCCCGTTGTAGGCGTGACTTATAACACCCGCGTCCGCGCAGTAAATGCGCTGGGCGTGCGCAGCACTTACGCGACGGCAAACGTCACGATGGGCGGCGATACCACTGCCCCCGCCGTGCCTAGCAGTCCTGGCACAAGCGCAGACGTTCACACCCTGGTCGTTTCGTGGACTAATCCAAGCGACCTAGACCTTAGCTATGTCGAGGTGAAGCGGAACAGCGTAAATACAGAAGGGACGGCGACCGTTGTCGGGCGCAGCAGCGGAACGTCTTTTGTTGACGGCCCTTATACCGTAGCGACGACCTATTACTACTGGGTCCGCGCTGTGGATAATTCCGGCAATGCAAGCGCTTGGGTTTCTGCTGGTTCCGATACTACTGCTGGAATAGTAGAA